GTCCGCGAGGCGATGGCGCTGAAGCTGGAAGGGTATGACCCGGTGATCACGGCGGCGAATGAGCGGCGGCTGGTGCGGCTGGCCGCGCTGCTGCTGGACGGGTTCGGCATCGGCCGCGACCTGGAGACGGAGGACGATGATGACTGACCTGCCTGAGATCGTGAAGCGCGCCGCCACGCTTCACGCCGCCATCGCTGCTGACCTTTCCGGCTTCGGCGGCATCCTCCGCTGCACCGAGTGCAGGCGCGAGCAAGGCCTGAGCGAGGAGCAGATCGCCCGCTACCTCCGCAGTGGCTGGCCAAAGCACTGCGGGCGCAGTATGCGATGGGTGACACGGCAGCAGCAGACAGAAGAGGCGGCGTGCGATGCCTAGGAGAGAAGCAGCAGCAGGAGACCTGAAGTCTCGGGTCTGCCGCGAATACGATCATGGTCATTGCGGCGGCGGCCTGGTGGCGGGTAATCAGGTATGTCAGTGCAGTTGTCACAGGCGGCGCGGTCGCCCAGCCTTGCAAGGAGCGAAGCGGGGAGCGTCCAGCAGGCGGTACGACCGCAAGTCGGCCCCTGACGTTCCGCGCGCTTAACTCGCCCCGCAGTGGCCTGCGTGAATACCATGGTCTCCTGATAACTCCTGATGCGGGCAGGTAACCTTGGCCACTCCGGCGGACCTCGTGCAAGAGGCATGCGACCTCCTGTCCGGCTACATGGGCACCCTGGAACTCCTCATCGCCGAGCCCGCCAGCACGCAGAACGCCGCCGTCGGCATGTCACCCCGCCCCGCCGACACCCCCGAACCATGGGACGCCACTGTCGGCCGCGCCCTCATGGACGGCCACGAAGGCGTCCGCCGCCTCGAAGCCGTCCTCCGCTACACCCTCAACGGCCACCCCGGTATGCGCCGCGGCGGGTCGTCGCGGAACACCATCGCCGCGCTGACCGCCATCCCGAAGCTCGCCGCCGGCCTGGACGAGGACGTCGAGGACGCCACGATCCGCATGCTGACCCGGTGGATCATCGCAGCGCAGGCCGTCGCCGCGATCGACGAGGCCGAACGGTGGCGCCCCGTGCCATCCCGCGCCTGCCCCTACTGCCGGTGCTTCTTCCTGCGGGTCCTGGAAGACGCCCGAGGGCAGCCCGCCGGCCGCGTCGCGTGCTTCGGGCACCTGCCGTCGGGTGAGCCGTGCCGGGCGGCGTGGGCCAGCCTCGCCGAGATAGCGCAAGACCTGGAACGCGCCGAGACCGCGGACCTGGACGCCGGATGACCGCTGATGGCTGGACCATCGCCGACGCCGTCGCCGAGTTCGAGCGCGCCGGGATGCCCGTCGACCCGGCCCGGTTCCGCATAGCCGTCACCCGCGTCGCCCGCCTCGCCCGCACAGGCGAGATGAAATCCGGTGAGCGCGGCGGACGCGGCCAGGCCCTCTACGACATCGGCCAGCTCCAGCGCCTCCACGCCGCCCTCGCACCATGGCTCACGACACCGCCGTAATCCGCGCGGCGCGGTTCCGCGTCTGTAAGGTTGACCGCACCTAACGACAACAGGAGACGCCTCCATGCACAGACGTATACCGGCGCTCGCAGCGGGCGCCATCCTCACCGCAGGCGTGGCCGTCCTCGGCGCCACCGGCGCCAGCGGCACCACCCTCACTTGCACGAACATCGCCCACGCCGTGACCACGCCCATCGGATGCGGCGGCGCCCAGTCCGCGACCACCGCGCACGGCACCCTCGACATGGCCGTCATCGGCACCGCCAACGCATCCGGCAACTACTTCAACAGCCCCGTCGGCGTCAAGACGGAGAGCCTGAGCGCGACCCGCGAGGACTTCACCGTGTTCGCGCTCGGCGGCTCCATCACCGGCGGCATCGGCGGGCTCGGCTCCTACGTCGTCATGTACACCCCGAACGGCCACATCAACTCCTGGACCCACGTCAGCGGCCCGACCGGCGTTTCCCAGCCCGCCCCCGGCGAGCACTTCAACGCCGGCTTCAGCGACTTCTGCGTGTCCGTCACCCAGATCCCCAACGGCCCCCGCGGCGCGCTGCGCTGGAACGCGATCCTCCGGAACTGCAGCTCCAACGGCGTCTTCACCATGGGTGACAACGCGGCCGTCTCACCGGTCGAGAACGCCGTGACGTTCAGCTTCGCCAACAGGTGGCAGCTCTGGGCTCCGACGCTCGACGCGAACGGCCTGGAGTTCGTCAACGTCAGCCTGCACAACCACTTCAACGTGCCGTACGTCCTGGACATCAAGGGCTCCGGCGGTGACGGCTCGGCGCTGCTGGCGTTCCCGTCGCACAACGGGCTGAACGAGCAGTGGACGCTGATCGGCTGCACCCACCCCGCCGACCTGCTGAACGTCGGCTCCTACCAGTTCTGCCCGTAACCGGAGACACGTACCGCTGTCTCCTTGCAAACCATGGTTAAGTGAAGTTAACTAGCCCTGACACCGCATGCCCGGGTGCACCCGTGACACGCGGTTTCCCGCTAGCCCGCAGCAGCTCCCAACTCTTCTGCGGGCACAGTTTCAGCGGTTTACAGGCCCGACGCCCCTCCCCCCGGGTGCCGGGCCTGACGCTTACCCGGAGGACACCATGGACGACGGCTACGACGTGTACGCGGTCCGCATCCCGCGCGGCACCACCATCAACGGAGCCGTAATCGCGCTGTGCCCTGCCGAGTCCGACGCTGACGGCGTCGTCACGGCCGACGTGTGCATAGACGGCCCGCCGAGGCCCTGACCATGGCTGACCTGCCCGCCGAACCCGGCTGGTACCGGCTCACCGCCAGCGGCTGGGAGCCTGTCAACGACGCGGACGCCGAGGCGGAAGTCGCGGCAGGCGGCGGCTGGGACCTCATGCACGTCCGCACCATGGCCATGGCCGAGACGCCGCTGTTCTGAACGGAGGCACACCATGACGACCCTGCAAGCCTGGATCCTCATCGTCGAAGTCGGCATCATCGCGCTGGCCTACCTCGTCGGCCTGTTCCGCGGCCGCGCGGCATAATCGCACCATGGCAACCCTCGGCGAAGTCGCATACCTGACCTCGTGACAGCGCGCGAACTGGCAGCGGCACTGCTAGCGCTACCGGAGGAACACCAGGATCTTCAGGTGTTCTCGGTAGCTGACTGGTCCGTGGTCACTTACGTCACGGCACCCATGGCGGACTACACCATAGACGGCAAACCGGTGGTAGAGATCTCGTGAACCAGACCGAAGGCCGCCCCGGCCGCACCATCACCAGGTGACCATGGTCACCACCTGCAAGCAGATACTCGCCCAGCTCGCCACCATCAACAAGAAACTGGATGTGATCATGTCCCAGCAGGACGACCTCAACACCGACGTACAGGCCATCCAGCAGGCCGTCACCGACCTCGGCACCGCGGCCGCCAGCATCGAGGACGAGATCACCGCCCTGAAGAACGCCAACCCGGCGCTCGACCTGACCGCCCTGGACACCGCGGTCGGCTCGCTGAAGACCGCTGTCAGCGGCGTCTCGGCGATCGCCGCACCGCCAGCCGCCTGACACTGCCATGCCGCGCTACCGGGGAACCACCGCACAACGCGGCCTCGGCGCTGCCCATCAGGCAGACAGGAAACGCCTGCTCGCACAGCACCGCGACGGCGACCCATGCTGGCGATGCGGCCAGCCCATGTACAAGTGGCAGAAACTCGACCGCGATCACATCGTCGACCGTGCGCTAGGCGGCACAGACGGACCCGCCGTCCTCGCGCACCAGTCCTGCAACAGGGCAGCCGGCGCACGGCTGAGCAATCAGGTGCGCCCGCAGTCGACCATGACCAGTACCGACGCAGGACGCGACACCATATGCAAGACCTGCGGCAAGCGGTACTGGTACGCGGCCAGGGCCTGCGTGATATGCGGCGGCCACTACCACCCCTACCGCAGCCAGCAGCGCAGCTGCGGCCGCACATGCGGCGTGGTACTGCAGCGCCGCAACAAGATAGCGAATGGCTGGGCACCCAAGGCGAAGCCGCCGCCGAAGGTCCGGCCACCGTGTGCAGTCTGCGGAAAGCCCTCCAATAAAGGAGGTCGATTCTGTGGCACGATTTGCGCTGGCTTGGCGAAGTCGACAGAGCGGCCAGCCGTGTCTATCGCGTACTACACCTGCCGGTACTGCGGCGAGCTCGGCGTGACGAGGACGATCGGCACGCGGCGTGAGGTATGCCCAGCCCGGGCGTGCCAGCTAGCGCGGCTGGCAGCGAACAACCTGCGCATCAGGAAGGGCCTGTCCAAGGAAGCCGCCGACGCTCAGATGGCGGCCGTCGTGGGTTACGGCGACTGGCAGCAGGCGAGACAGTGGTGACGGGCAGGCGAACAGATGGCAGGCGAACGAGCCAGGCGATGACCGACTGCTCACTGTCACCCTTGCCTGACCACCCACGGCCCTCCGACCACCCGTAAAAGGGACTCCAACCACCCTGCCTTGCCACCACCCACAGTGACCACGGTCGGCTGATCACCGATCAGTGACCGGTCATCAGTGACCACCCGCAGGGACTCCAACCATCCAGGGTGGTTGGACTGATCGACCATGCAGGGTCGTGACCTGCGAAGATAGACGACCATCGAATCGCCGATCGGCTGGCGCTCCTCGCCATGACTGCCACAGCCAAACTTCATATACGCGACATGCTGGGTAACGTTACGGAGGGTGATTTTGGCGGATTCGGGGGCCCTCCGCGTCCGCCGTTCCCGGGCGCATAAGGCGGGCGATCATTCGCTGTGCCGCAACTGCGCTGCCCTGAAACTGGCCGCGCCCGTCATCGCGGCTCCCGCAGCGGGTGAGGTGACCGACGCTACGGCCGAGATGCGCCAGCTGGCGTACCGGATGGCCGAGGCGCACCGGAACGACCCGGGTAACGCGATCCTGGGAGCCGAGCTGCGGAAGACGCTGCTCGAACTGATGCCGAAGGCCAAGCAGGATGCCGATGCCGACCTCACAGGACTGTTCGGCGCTCTGCAAGCCTAGGTTCTGCACCCCGCCGACCAGCCGGCCGAACCTCGCAGCGGGCATCGGGAAGACGGCGGAGCTGCTCGGGTTCGCCACGCCGCTGGGTCCGGGCCTGATGCCGTGGCAGCACGAGGCGAACGCGATCACCACGGAGCTTGACCCGCTCGGCCGGTTCGCGTACCGGCAGGTCGTGATCGAGGTGATGCGGCAGCAGGGCAAGACGGTTGACCTGCTGTCGATGATGGTGGCCCGCGGGCTGCGCCGCCCGGGTACGCAGATCGCCTACACGGCGCAGACCCGCCTCGACGCCCGGCACCGGCTCCTGGACGTGTGGTGGCCGCGGATCGCCCGGAGCAAGCTCGCGCCGTTCATCGACATCCGCCGGGGGTCCGGGTCGGAGGCGCTGATCTTCAGGAACGGGTCGATGCTGGGGCTGGTCTCCAACACGCAGACATCCGGTCACGGTGACGTGCTGGACCTCGGCGTGATCGACGAGGCGTGGGCGCAGCGCGACGACCACCTGGAGCAGGCGATGCGTCCCGCGATGATGACCCGCGACGCGCAGCTATGGGTGGTGTCCGCGGCGGGCACGGAGCAGTCGGAGTACTTCAAGGCCAAGGTGGATGACGGCCGGGCCCGCGCCGAGATGGGCGTGACTGAGAACGGCTGTTACATCGGGTATTCGGCGGCTGATGACGAGGACCCGGCGGACCCGGAGACCTGGCGCCGCCGGATGCCCGCGCTGGGGATCACGGTCAGCGAGGAAACCGTGCAGGCCGATTATGAGCTGATGGACCTGCCGGAGTTCCGCCGTGCGTACCTGTGCCAGTGGCCGGATGTGGCTAAGCCGGGCTGGGATGTGGTCGGCGAGGACACGTGGGCGGCCGCGGCCGCGCCGGGGGTGCGGCTGTGAGCGGCGAGGTCGCGTTCGGGTGCGCGATCAGCGAGGACCGGAAGCACTGCGCGATCGTGGCGTGCGGCCGGGAGAAGGACGGCAGCCGCGTTGTCGTGGACCTGGTCTGGTATGACCATCCGCGGGGCGCGGTGGCCCGGCTGACGGGCCTGAGTGAGCGGCATGAGCCAGTAGCGGTGGTGGTGAACCCCAAGAGTCAGTCGGGGACGCTGGTGAAGCCGCTGGGCGAGGCGGGGATCCTGGTGACGCTGATGACGGCGCAGGACGTGGCCGTGGCCCACGGCGAGTTCCTCGACCTGGTGAACGACGGCCGGCTGGCGCACCTGGATCAGCCGCCGCTCACGGCGGCGGTGCGGGCCGGCCAGCAGCGTCCGCTGGCGGGCGCGCAGGCGTGGGATCCGAAGGTGGCCGTTGATCAGGGGCCGCTGGTGGCTGCTACCGGTGCCTGCTGGGCGTTCTGCCGATGGGAAGAACTGGCCGCGCCCGGCGCGTGGGTGGTCTAGGCGCGGCGGCTGGACCGGACGAGCCACCAGCCGAGGACGGCCCCCGCTGCGAGGCACGTGATGCACCCCAGGACCCACTGCGTTAGCTCGCTCATCTGCTCATTATCTGACAGGAGGCCCGGTGTGCGCTTGTCCGTGGTCCTCCTGGGCGTTTCCCTGCTCGGCATCCTCGCCGGGGGCTGGCTGACGGGCCGTCTCGGGTTCGGCCTGTGCGTCATCGCTGATTCGCTGGCGGTGGGTTTCTACGCGCTGCGCCGCGATGACGGCACCGGCGGCCAGCAGCCGCAGGTCCACGGCGTCCCGACCCTGCATGACGTCCTCGAACGTGCGAGGCGGGCCGGGTGACGCGGCTATGGGACCGCCTCATTAAGCGAGACGGCTACTGGGAAGGCATGGCCAGCGGCGCCGCCGTCCTGACCACCTCCTACGCCGGGCCCGACCGCGAGCCGGTCCTGCCGCAGCTCGCCGCGTTCGCGCAGCAGGCCCACGGGGCTAACTCGGTGGTGTTCTCCGCC